GGAGAGTATTCAGCTTGCGGGCGAGGTCGCACAAGCGGAGCAGAGGCTTTGCCGTTGCGTAGGGAGTGGGGTCGTAGGCTCGGAGCAGGGGCAACCAGTTGGGGTTTGCGTACAGGTCAGCGATTGTTCCGTCCATATCGAAGTTGATGGTGATGTTCATAGTCTTCATAGTTTTCATTTCCTTTCCTTTTTGTACCTTAATTATAGCACATCATTTACTATTTGTCAAGGGGTTTTTAGAAATAAAATCCGCCAATTATTGCAACTGGTACAAGCACCGCAAGGGTGTAGCCAACGAAGCCAAGCAGAATGTTGTGCTTGACATTATTCTCTTGATTATAGCTAATGCATCCTAAGCCAAGAATGGCACTAATTACTGCGAAAATCCACATAGTTTGCATCTCCTTTGTTCTTTGTGTCTTAATTATAACACGCATTATGGGATTTGTCAATAATCAATTTGCACAAATTATTCCCCAAAATAAATCCTGGGGTTGGTTATTCTGACGAAAATCGGCGCGCCAGGACCGATAGCGCGCCGCCGAATTTTGAGCTGAAAATTGCGCCCTAATGATAGGGCGCTTCGATTTCCAGTATGTCGGTTTGAATGAGTGCAAAGCGTGCCGAAAACCGACACCCGCACCCGCAAATGTATTCGTCTGTTTTGTCTTTGTGGTTGCTTGTTGAGTCCAGGTATACCAGTTCCGCTTGGGCGCTACTTCCGCAGTTAGGGCAACGAATGCGCGGGTCTCTCAACTGCGCTTGCCACTCTTGGGCGATTTGAGCCGCTGTTTTCATTGTTCTCACCTCTTGGCATTATTATAGCAGATTGTGGGGGTTTTGTCAACCCCCATTTTCAGATAATCCGCACAAACTTGATGATGGGAACGAGGATTTCTTCGTCCTTGTAAGGAGAGGAAACGCCCCTCTTCCAACCAACCCACCGCTGAATGGTAACCTTTTCGACTTCATCGGTTTTCTGCCGTTCGACCACACCAGCCCACACCAGAGCCTTGAGTGCGGCGGCGACTTTCTGCACCGAGTAGTCGTCAACTTTGCCGTTGCGTGCTTGGATTTCCTTTACACGCAGAGGCACACCGAGGGGCATTGTTGCGAGAATGTCGGAGCGCAGTTCGTAGTCTCTGTCGATGCGACCTCTTGTGTTGAAGCCGAGGGAAACCAGTGCGGAGAGTTCACGCACCTGCGAGGGAGAGAGTTCCACACCTGCGGAAACATTGTAGAGAATAGTTTGTAAGCTGTCCATAGTATTCAGTTCCTTTCCTTTTGGTACTGTTATTGTATCATAGATTTGGGAGTTTGTCAAGCCTTATTTTTAGAAAATCGTTGCCAAAATTTCAGCCTTGCGGTTGAGTTCTGCCACATCTTCTGCGGTGATTTCTCGCAGTTCGGGGAAGCGGTCATTGCCCAAGAGGGTCAGACCTTTTTTCTCGAAGTGGTCACGGATAACATCTTCCATAGCGAGTGCGTGATTTTTATTTTTGCAGGGATACCAACCAAGCACCACACCGCTGTCAGCTTCGTTTGCGTAGTCAACTGTGAAATGCTGATTTAGTCTGCGGATTGCATCGTCAGCCTTTCCGCATTTAATCCACAGGTGCTTGCCTTTCTTGTTGAAATGCTGAACGATGTAAGCACCGCAACCCTCTGCCGGAACATTAAAAATCAGATTGTGATTGACAAGAGTGGCAGGATTTGGGATGCGACCTCTGCCCAACTTTTTCAGCTCTCGCTTGATGGGGTCAAGGATGAAGTATTTTGCCCAGGCGGTGCAGGCATTGAAAATGTCCTCGACTACTTTCCACCAACGACCTTGCCAATTCTTAGTGGCTGACTGGTATCTCTTGTATGCACCAACAAGGTCATTTCCATTGCGGTAGTCCTGCATTGTGAGGGTGGGGGTGGGGTGAATTGCGTGTACCATTTCAATCATTTCCTTTCGGCTTCCTTTGATGCTCTAATTATAGCACAACTTGATTTGTTTGTCAAGCATTTTTTTTGCCAAGTCTTATATTTTTCCGAGAAGATACTTGGCGAGAACCTCGTGGTTTTCCGGGGTAGTTTTCCTTCTCCCGCAGTAGGGGTGGTGGCTTTTGTATCCTGCGTATCCCCAACATTTTTTCAGCCTGTGGGGTCTGGTTCACATTTGTATACCGCAAACAGGAACACCTTGCGGTCGGGTCATCGGGTAATGGTCTTACATACTCTCGTGGGAATCCGCCATCTTCGCGGTTGCCTTACCCTCGCCTTTTGTACCCTTATTGTATCACACTCTAAGGGATTTGTCAAGGGGTTTTCCCAACTTTTTCTCACCTTTTCGCGAGGGAGCTACTGGGGAGGATACTCGATTGGGGTTTCCCTCCCCCTTGACACCCTTATTGTATCACAACTTGGGTGATTTGTCAAGAGGGAAATTGAAATTTTTTCAACTTTTTTCGCTCTGTTATTGTCGGTACCGCTTCTCCTGAATCGGGCGCTACATTCGCGCCACAGTTTGCGTTCCCTCTTGACAATGATAGTATACCACAGACCGCACACAAAGTCAACTGGTAATGTTGCACAAATTCGGGATTTTGTGGGATGATTATTTTGTTGAAATTGCCTATTGACAAATTGCTGGGGCTGTGGTATAATGGAAATTCGCGCCCATGACAATCGTGGGCGCGCGGCCGAAAATTCAATAGAAAAAGCGAGGGTTTGACCCCTCGCTCAGTTGAAGATTTTGATTTCTGCGTGACACGGCTCAACGATTTCGGTCGGCTCAATGCCGTAGATACTGCCCTCGGACAGGCTGACCGCATTTACAAAGCCGTCGCACTCATCGCAACCGCACTCTTCAATTTTCAGCATGAAGCAGAGGTAAGTAGGAGACCAAAAGGTCTGCCCCTTACTTATCTCGCTGAAGCGGATACCGCGCTCTTGGCGCTGGTCGAGTATCTTCACCATTGTTCTTCCTCCTTCTTCTGTTTCTTCAGCAGGAGAACTACCCGTTCAAGTGCCATCCGCACTTCATCACGGCAGGGTGCGTCTGCGTCGAGATAGCAGACCACATTCTCCAAAAGGGAGTTAGCCTCACCAACGAGGTCAACCCCGTACTTCTTGAACACAACCGCATCCCTTTCGGTATAAATCTCAAGGGGGTCGCCCTCTTTGATTTTCAGAGTTCTGCGGATTTCCTTGGGGATAACCACTCTGCCGAGGTCATCCACTCTACGAATGATACCAGTTGCTTTCATCTTCATCATTTCCTTTCGTTTTTGTACCTTGATTATAGCATAGAATTGGGGATTTGTCAATCCCCAATTTCACATTTTTCTACGAAATCGCTTGGCACGATGTAGTCCATTAAATCAATTTCGCCTGCGGTGGTTTTGGTCAATGGCAGTTTAGAGTTGGGGAACTCTTCGAAAATTACATCGAGATACATCTTGACCTGTCCGCACAGATACTTGAAGCGGTCGAGCCGTTCTGTCATTCGGTCTTCTGTGGCGGTTAGCAGACCTGCCAACTGGGCTTGGCTCATTTCTCCCAGTTTATCCAGTAGGTCTGCATAGCGGACTTCATTCATCATTCTTTATCACCTCTCTTGAACTTTTGGCGGTTGTACTTCTTACCGCTTTCGACTTTGCTACCTCTGCGAGTGAAGATAAGCCATTGCTGTAATTCTTCACCAGTTTTCTTGAAGGCTCTGCGGTCGACTTTCTTATTCTTCTTAGCCATTTTCAATCACTCCTTGTTCTTTGTACTTGTATTATACCACAACATTTACTATTTGTCAAGGACTTTTTTAGTCCCAAACAAAAGTATTTATCAGCTTGCCTTCGCCATCAAATTCCAGTTCCAGTTCTGCGTTGGGGTCAAGCAGAGTATCGACAGGGATGTGAATGCTTTTGGATGTGGGGAAATCGTAGATTTCTACATCTGCTCTTACTCTTGCCAGTGCTTTCTTAATGATTTCAAATTCAGTCATTGCTCTGTACCTCTTTCTTTTTTGTACCTTAATTATAACATGGGTTGGGGGTTTTGTCAACCCCCATTTTTTACATTTTCAGAAGAAATGCGTATTTCTTTTCGTTGCGGACAACAACCTTTTTCAGACCAGTAGGAACATTGCCGTTGAAGATTGCGGTCAGCTTCTTGATGGTAGCCATGTAGCCAGTTACCACTGTTCCATCATCTGCCCCCCGCACAAGAATAATGCCAGTGTCGGTGATGGTGTAGATGTGGCTGGGAGACCGAGGGTCGGGGATTTCGTAGGCAAACTCATTGTAGCCGATGTGGGTCATGCAAGCAACCAGTCGGTCCAGTCGCTCAACTCTTGCGTGGTAGCTCATTTTCATAGTAGTCATTTTATTTACCCCCTTATTTCATCCACCATCTTTTGGAGATGGTCACACAGCAGTTGTTCTTTACTTCGACTTTATACTTCTCTTTGCGGAAGTGGTTTGCTACATACTCGGCATTGTCATCATTGTCCGTGCAGTAGATTGCGGTGCGTTGCTCACGCAGTTGCTTGTAAATGTTCTGTAAAGTCTTGTACATGGTATTCATTTCCTTTCCTTTTTGTACCTTAATTGTATCACAGATGTTTTATTTTGTCAAGAGTTCTTTTTGGAAACTGGCAATTTATTTTGCCAGTTTCCAGAGGATGTAACTCTCACCCTGTACGAAGTTATTCACTCCGATACCAGTGATGACACCCGCCTTTTTCAACTCATCAAGCAGGTTGATGAGGGAGAAGCGATTGACCTGCAGGTACATCGCAATCTCACGCAGGCGAAGTCCGTTGGGATGGTGGGCGAGGAGTTCTCTAATCTGTTCTTTCATGGTAATCAATTCCTTTCTTGTTTGTATCTGTATTATAGCACAGGTTTCGGGATTTGTCAATACCTTTTTATAAATTATTTTGCAGAATTTTATTTTTCTGTAGGTTTTATTTAGCGCAAATAACGCGCGCCAGATCCGTGGGCGCGCGTAGCAAAAAGGCTTAGCAGTACGCTAAGCCCATAGTCTTCCAGCAAAGGACGCTTATCTGATTGTGTGCTCTACCAATGGACATTGCCTCTCTCTTGGTGTTTACTCGGTAGCTGTGGTCGATGTAGTACACGCCATCACTGTACCATACACCGCAGTTGCCCTTCATCATACGCACTGCCTTGATGCACTCTTCTGCTGTGTGTGCTTCTACACCATAGTCAGCGACCTGCCAGCCGCTCTTGTATGTGATGACTTTGCCTGCCTTAATGGTCAAGCCTTCATTGTTAGCGAGCTTCTTGATTGTTCTTACATTGATCATTGTGTCTTACCTCTCTCTCTTTGTGTCTTTATTATAACACACAAAGATTTATTTGTCAAGCATTTTTTTTATTTATTTACTAAAATAATTGTAGTAATTGTGGCAATAATAAAAAGCGCTACCAGACCAATCAAAGTCCAGCCAAGCCAAGCGGGACAAGTAGTTCCTTCGTAAACAAGTTCATTCATCCAGTAAGCATTCATTGTGTTTCTCTCCTCTCTCTTTGTACCTTTATTATAGCACAAGAGTGATTATTTGTCAAGCTTTTTTTTATTATTTATTCAATGACTTGTACTATCTCACAGTGGCAAGCCTTTACTGCACAACCATTGATCACCAATGTATTGTGTCTGCCAGAAGGATAGTATTGCACATACTCTCTCTCTACGATGTGCCAGCCTGCGCCAATGCGCTTGGCTGTGTAGTCTGTGGTGTACTTGTATCTTGCGTAAGTCTTCATTGTCTTGTGTCCTTTCTGTGGGGATTAATTCCACTGTCTGCTGTCTTGGTAATCTCTCACTGCATCCCAGATTTTATCATAGCTGTAATTGGCAGGTTCTCTTGCACCATCTGCGTTCTCTGCCCACTGTCTACCAGTAGTGATGACCTTACCATTCCATCTCTTCTTCTGTGCCTTGTGTTCTCTTTCAATCTCTGCCTGCCATTCGTACATTTTGTGTACCTCTCTCTCTTCTTTGTATCTGTATTATAGCACAAAGACAGCGAGTTGTCAAGAGGTTTTGGGAAATTTTTTTATTTATTTTCTTCGTCATTTTGCACAAAAATTTTTTCGTAAGCAGATTATTTATGCAAACTACGGCCTCGCCGCCTGTCAGCGGCTCGCTGATTGTGTGGGGGTGGAGGCCTTCACCAGCGTTTTCTCAGAAATTTCACAGACTATAGACTTTGTGTTTTTCCTCAGATAGAAAACATAAACCGGGGGTGTATTTCGGGAAAAAAATTTTTTTATTTGGTCAAATTGTTTTTGTCTGGGCATAACAATCCCAGAATCGATTTTAGATTTCGGATTACGGGCAAAATAAAACCGATAGGCCATTTCGACCTATCGGTAATTTTTTTTATCGGATGCTCGCATTAGTTACCGTATCACTACTTCCTACGTACTTCTCGACCATACCAATGATTCTATCTAAATCAACTTTATAATTATGATATGTATCTGTACTGATTGTTCCAGTACATGCAGTGGAAATGGTTGGATCATAAGCCAATTTATCACTTACTAAATTATCAATCGCTGTATTACCATCACAGCTAATTGAAATTGTGTATGGACTATATGGCTATGCAGTAGTTTCCAATGCTGCAACTTTATCGGCCGGGTTCACATACTTAAATGTAGCGTCCTCAGTCCAACGATCGGAAGACCGGGTCGCCGCAAAGTAATGCCAAACATATCCTGCGCCATCTTCTGCCGTGCCCCAGTAGTCAGTTTCAAAATAAACATCATCAGGTAACGGCCAACCAGTACCCCATGCCACGACTTCAGTCTCTTGGACTTTATCAGTATCCACTACCGCCCATAATGTAGGCCATCCATCTTGCGTGCCGATGTACAGAACCTCAATGATATATTCTGCAATTGTAATTGTTTGACCATCTCTTGGAAGTTTATACTTATAAATAGTTCTCATTTTTTTTCATCCTCAGCTTCTTCTCCTGGCACTGGAATATGTTGAGTTACACACATAAACCACTTACCATCAACAAAAGTAGTATAATAATCCATATCTTCTCCAAGGGCAATACCAAATTTTGCACGAATATGTGCAGGTAATGCAATACGACTTGCACTATCAATTTTATAAGTTTTACCCTCTGGAATTAACTATGCATTATCAATCCATTTACTTTGTGGCATTTAACATACACCCCTTTTCAAAATCATATTTGTGGCAAAACATTGTACATTGACAATCATCTGATATTTTTTTACAAGGAACATAATCATCTAAGAGATGATGGATGTGCGGACACCGGTCAATGAATCGGCGGAACCATTCATATCCATATAAATCAAAAATACGCTGTGCTTTGTAAAAATCTCTATCAATGCGATACTATTCTGTCATTGGATATTCTGCGGCCACCATGCGCTCACGCGACTCTTCCCACATATGCTCTACAGTCAATAAAATACTTATCCATTTATCCATGCAATCACCTTTTCTTTTCTAATATGCGGCGGCCAGTAGATCGGATAGACCAGTTCATCGTAGAACTCAACGAGGTTCATAATCTCTTCTGCGAGTTCCCATTCAGAGATATCTTCAGGATAACAATATACATGATATTCTTTTTCTTTTATTGTATGTGGAAAATATTCTCCAATTTCTATATATGCTTTTTTAACCTGGTCCATTTTCATCCCATCCTTCTGGTAAGAAATAATTAAGAATAGCTTCAAGGACATTGGCAATGGTAAAAATGGGTCCACCAATTATAAAAATGATACCAACAATTAATTGTTCGCTTGGCTTTAAATCTTTACAATATGGTGCATAGTCAATCATTACCAAGAGTGACATTGCAGTCCACAGTATTATAATAATTATTCCACTGATTTCCAAAACCAATCATCCTCCCTTACTGCATAAACTAATGCATTTTTGATTATTACAGGTTTGAGAAGCTCTTCTAATTCTTCTTCTTCCAAATTTTCAATAAATTCTTTTCCATAATAATCTTCCGGCTTATCTGTTGTAAGCATAAAAAATCCGATTATTTTCTTTTTTTCATATAGCGACCAATCAACAACTTTACCTTCGCTTGGTTGACCAAATTTAACTTGTGCGATTACTGTTGCTGGATAATATTTTCCATCATAAGCTTCTTTCATTGCGCGAGGAGGTTTACCTTGTACTATATTTACTAGATTTTCCGTAACTACAAAGGTATTTTTTAGTACCTTTAATAACCAAAAAATAAATGCGGCCGCTCCGAGTAGTAGCACCGCGAGGATAGCTATAACAATGCCCATAGTCTATACTCTATTCCTTTCTTTTTTCTTATAATTATTATACCAAAAAATTTTTTCGTTGTCAAGTGATGTGCACCAGGGCAGAATTGGTTTATCCGATTGTTAGAAATTTTATATATAAGTTGGGAAAATTTTTTCGCTACGACTTGACAAAAGAAAATTTTTCTGGTATAATAGTAGTATCAAAGACTGGAGGTAAAGTGATGATAAAATTAGATTACACTTTAGAATCTCCAGAAGAGAGAAAGGAATTGGTTGAGAAAATTCTCGCAGAGGTCGAGAATCCTTCCGAAGCTTATTTGGAAACTCTCGCTGATTACTTAGTTCTTTGTATGGAGAAACAAGAGAAAAAGGAGCGCAAACTACTGACTGATAACCGAATGGCTACCGTCAATAAGCGTGAAACATCCTATGAAGGTCTTGTTTCCCAACTGGAGAATGGCGAAGACGGCATATATAATATGATAACTAATAATAAGAATACTATTTTCCAACCGAAAGTAATGATAACTAAACAAGATGTAGAAGAAATCCCTGGGATGAAGCAATTAAGAGAAGCCATCAAAATGTGGGAAACAAAATTGAAAAGTGCCTCCGGACGTGAAGCGTATATTATTAAGAGTGCAATTATTGAATTACGAAAGGATTAGTATGTATTAAAAAATGCATATCGCAAACCTATCGTATGTACTCAAGTTACTCGTTCAAGACATTTTATTCCTTTAGATGATGATTTTGATTTTGACGATGATGGTTTTGTAATTCCATAGGGAGTTTCTTTATGTGATCCAAAAGTTGTAGAAGCAATCTTATGTAACTATTCCTTATGCAAATAGGAAAGCTGGGGAGAGTTTGAAAAAGATCTATGGTATTTGATGGATGATTTTGATAGGGTTGCGGACGCCGCACTAAAGGAGTATCCTTTATATGAGCGTATTGTAGAATATAAAATTGATGGATTACAAAACATTGACATTCAAGAGAAAATTCAAATGGAATTTGGTATCAAGCATAGTTTAGAATATATTTCCAGTTTATGGCGAAATAAAATTCCTAAGCTAATTGCTTCTGAAGCTGAAGATCGTTTATTAGATTGGTACTTCCTGAACGAAATGAAAGGGAAGTATAAAAAATGCAGTAGATGCGGCCAGGTCAAACTGGCACACAACAAGTACTTTAGCAAGAATAAGACAAGCCGGGATGGTTTTTATAGCATCTGTAAGTGCTGCCGAAATGCTAAGGCCAAAAGTTCATAATTCTTGCCTGCTATTTTTATCTAAATAAAAAGGAGGAAAAATTATGGCTGAAAGTTATTACTGTGAAAAATGTAATAGAACAATGGACGCTTCTTAGTTTTATAGTTCAAATAACTTAGAAAAATATCCTGATGGTAAATTAAGACAATGTAAAAAGTGTATTACAATGCATGTTGATAATTTCAATCCTGATACTTATTTATGGATTTTACAAGAATGTGATGTCCCATATGTACCAGATGAGTGGAATAAATTATTAGTTAGTTATGCGAAAGATAAATCTAAATTAACTGGTATGACTATTCTTGGTAGATATTTATCAAAGATGAAATTAAAACAATATCGTGATTATCGTTGGAAAGACACTGAGTTTTTGCAAGAAGTTGCAAATAAAAAAATTGAAGAAACTATGAAGCGTTAGGGATATGAAGCTGCGGAAATCGCTCAAGCGATCGCCACATCTACAATCCCCGTACCTACGGCTCCGTTACAAGAGCCGGTTTATGTTGAAGAAAATCCATTCTTAGCTCAAGGTAATGAAGATTATTTTGGAGAAATTAATGGCGGTCAAGATGACTTTGTTGATGATTTGACTGAGGAAGATAAAACTTATCTTCGTTTGAAATGGGGTAAAACCTATAAACCAGAAGAGTGGATTAGATTAGAATAGCTATATGAGGAAATGATGGCCTCATATGATATTCAAGGTGCCGGACACATTGATACTTTGAAATTAGTATGTAAGACATCTTTAAAGGCGAATCAATTAATCGACATTGGCGACATTGAGGGCTTCCAAAAGATGAGTAAAGTTTATGACAGTTTGATGAAGTCTGGTAAATTTACAGCAGCTCAAAATAAAGCGGAATCTGGTGATTTCATTGATTCAATTGGCGAGCTGATTGAAATGTGTGAAAAAGAAGGATATGTTGAAAGATACTATGTTGATTCTCCAAAAGATAGAGTTGACTTGACTATCGCGGATATGCAAAGATATACAAGAACTCTGATTGAAGAGGAAACTAATCTACCAAACATGGTTGAAAAGGCTCTTCGTGAAATTGATAAAGAAGATAAAGATAACGCGGCTAATGATGAGACCGATATTATTGATGATGTTGAAATCAGCTTAGATGACTTAGAGGCTACATTGAAAGATTAGGATTTCTCTGATTTTGATGATTTCTTAGATGAAGAAGCTGCGGCCGACGCTTCATTTCTGAATGGAGGCGGAGCATAATGGCTCTACAAGACTTATTGAATTTATCCACGCAACGGCGAAAGATTGGTCTTTCGCCCGAGCGTGTTGAGGCAGTAATGCCAGAGATCCGCAAATATGTTGCTTGGTGGAGAGAATATCCTGACTTATTCGTTGATTTTATGGTGCGTGGAACTCGCACTGAACCCAAAGATGGAGAGTTCCAATTTTATTTTTATCAAAGAGTTTTCTTGCGCTCAGTTATGAGATATTAGTATGTATATGCGGTTTTCCCTCGTGCATATTCTAAATCATTCCTAACTGTTATGGCATTGATGTGTAGATGTATTCTATATCCAGATGCACACTTGTTTGTTACCTCTGGCGGTAAGGAACAGGGTGCAAGTATCTTATAGAGCAAAGTTGAAGAAATCTGTAGATTGATTCCAAGCTTCTCTCGTGAGATTGATTGGGGTCGTGGTAAAACTCTAACCGGTAAAGATAAGGTTCGATATGTTTTCAAAAATGGCTCTGTTCTTGATAACCTTGCGGCCCGTGAATCTACGCGTGGTCAGCGTCGTCATGGCGGCGTTATGGAGGAATGTGTTGGTATTGATGACCAAATCCTTCGAGAGGTTATTATTCCAGTTATGGCTATTTCTCGTCGTGCTAAAGATGGTACCACAAATGAGGGCGAACCGCTCAATAAATCACAGATTTATATTACCACTGCTGGTTATAAGGGAACATTCCCATATGATAGATTAATTGGTTTCTTAGTGCGTATGGTTACTCAGCCTGACCGTTGTATGGTCTTAGGTGGCACTTGGCGCACACCAGTTGGTATGGGATTACAGAGTAAAACCTTTATTACCGACCAGAAGAATGAAGGTACTTACAATGAAGCTTCATTCGATCGAGAGTATGAGAGTAAGTGGTCTGGAACAGTTGAAGATGCATTCTTTAACGGAGAACATTTTACAAGAAATAGAAAATTATTACAACCTGAATACGAACATTCTGGTCGAAGTGCGGCCGGTGCTTACTATATACTATCAGTTGACGTAGGCCGTAAAGGATGCGATTCAGTTATTTGTGTCTTCAAAGTAACGCCATAGGCGCAAGGACCCGCAATCAAATCACTTGTAAATATTTATACAATGTCTGATACTCATATGGAAGAACAAGCTATTATGATAAAGAAGTTGTATTATAGATACAAGGCTCGCACTGTTGTAATTGATGGTAATGGTGTTGGTTTAGGTCTTGTTGACTATATGGTAAAATCTCAAGAAGATGAAAATGGCGATTTCTATGCAGATTTCGGTGTTGAAAATGATGATGAAGGCTATTATAAAAAGTATAGAACTAATAATACTGAATATGATGCTATGTATATTATCAAAGCAAATGCGCCGATCAATACTGAGTGTCACACCAATGCGCAAGTACAATTGCAAGCAGGTAAGGTAAAATTCTTGATTGATGAACGTGCGGCTAAGGAAAAATTATTAGGTACAGCTAAAGGTTAGAAAATGAAGCCTGAGGAAAGGGCAGAATATCTTAAACCATTTACCTTAACTTCCATATTGAAAGAGGAAATGATGAATTTGCGTGAAGAAAATGAAGGTATAAACATCATTTTGAAGCAGGCAAATCGTGGTATTAGGAAGGATAAATTTTCCGCTTTTGAATATGGATTATACTATATCAAACAAGAAGAAGATAGAAAGAAAAAGAAGAAGAAGTTTAACGTTGCTGATTATGCGTTTTACAATTAAGGAGGGTGAATTATGAGAGCTTCGAGAGGCGAAATCAAGATCGAAGAAATCTTGAAGGAAGCAGAACTCCCTTTCAAAATGGAGTATACTTTCCAAGACTTAAGGAGTCCAAATGGTCGCCCTTTGAGATTTGATTTTGTTGTTTTTGATGATGATGGAAGAATTGATTTTATTATCGAATATCAAGGTAAATAGCATTATGAGCCAAGCGCAAAATTCGGTGGTAAAAAAGGCTTCTTCCAACAATAGTATAATGATAACATGAAACGACGTTTTTGTGCTATACATGATTTCAAATTAATAGAAATTCCATATACTGACGAGAATTTAATTTCCTATGATTATATTATGAATTTAGCAGGATATTAAAGGAGGTGGAGTTTTGGAAGAATTGACTAGACAAGAAGAAATCCGTGCCAAAGGTTTTGATATGGGTGGAACAACTTATGGTAAGATCAAGATTGGAACAAAGCAACTTGAAGATGCTGTCCTAAATCTCGGCTCCATCCAAAGAGAAGGTAAAAATCAAATCAATAAGGCAGTTATTTATCGTGCGCTTGCTGATAATGATGTCGAAAAATTGAGAGAGATTTCTAATTACTTCTATAAAACTAGCGGTATTTATCAAAGAGTATGTAATTATTTTGCTACGATGTATAGATATGATTGGTATGTTGTACCAGAGGTTTATGATACAACAGTTAAGGAAGATAAGATTGTTGGTGATTTCCATAAGGTTTTGAATTATTTAGATAATTCGTATATCAAGAAAGTTTGTGGTGATATGGCTCTTGGCGTTATCAAGAATGGCGCTTATTATGGTTATATTGTTCCAACTGCAAATGGTATTGTTATCCAGGAGTTGCCAGTAAATTTCTGTCGTTCTCGTTTTAGTGTAGGTAATTTACCTGCGGTCGAGTTCAATATGAAGTTTTTTGATGTTATGTTCCCAGACACTAATGAGAGAATCAAAGTATTGAATTTGTTCCCCGACGAATTTAAGAAAGGATATATCGCTTATAAAAATGGTAAGCTAAATCCTTATCGTACCAATGGTGAACCAACAAGCACTGGTGGTATTATGGCTCGTCGTTGGATTGATGAATCTGGATGGTATCTTTTGGAAACTGAGCGAACTGTAAAGTTTAGTTTTAGTAATGGTGGTTTTGGTGGCGCAGACATTCCTTTGTTTGTAAATGCCATTCCTGCTATTTTGGATTTGGATGCTGCTCAAGATCTAGATCGTCGTAAGCAAATGCAGAAATTATTGAAAATTGTAGTTCAGAAATTGCCAATGGATAAAAATGGTGATTTGATTTTTGACGTAGATGAAGCAAGAGATATTCATAATAATGCGGTTCAAATGTTGAGACGTGCGGTCGGCGTTGACGTACTGACTACTTTTGCGGATATTGATAGCATTGATATGTCAGATAAAAATACTACTACTTCCCAAGACGACTTGATGAAGGTTGAACGTACTGTATATAATGCTTTTGGTGTTTCCAGTAATATGTTCAATACTGATGGTAACTTATCATTAGAAAAGTCTGTTTTGAATGATGAGGGTAGTGTACGAACTCTATTATTACAATTTGGTGTGTTCTTTGATAGACTGACCCAGGCTTGCGGAGCTAATAAAAAGAAATATAATTTCAGATTATATATGTTAGAAACTACTCAATATAACTATAAAGAGTTATCAAAGTTATATAAGGAGCAAGTTCAAATTGGATATTCCAAGATGCTTCCATAGATTGCTCTTGGACATTCTCAAAGCTCTATTTTGAATACTGCTTATTTTGAGAATGAAGTTTTACATCTGAGTGAGATTATGATTCCTCCCGTTATGTCTTCTACAATGAAAATGGAAGATTTGAAGGGCAATTCTCAACAGACTCAAACTAACAAAACTCAAAGTAATACAGGAGGATAGAAAGTTGCTTCTGGTGATAAGCCTGCGGGCCGGCCGGAGAAACCCGACGATCAGAAGAGTACTAAGACTATCCAAAATAAAGAATCTATGAGTTAAGGAGGACAATGATGCATACAAGTATTAAATTAGATACTCCTATCGAGTTTATCAACATCACTCCTCTAAATCCTTTGATTTCAAAATGTCAAATTAAAGTATGTTATGTAGGTGATGAACCCAATAGAAATAGAAGTATCATCACTAAGGAAACTGCTAAGCAAATGGCAAATTCTTTGCCAGGTTGCCCCATCGTTGGTTTCTATAATGAAGAGACCAAGGATTTTGAAGAGCATAATCGCATTATTGATATTTCAAATGGCAAATTTGAAATCAAGGATACTACAAGACCTTATGGTTTTGTTGATTTGAATGCGAAGGTCTGGTTCCAGAAGTTCCTGGATGATGGAATGAACGAGCGCGAGTATTTGATGACTGAAGGTTGGTTATGGATCGGTCAGTATCCCGAGTGCCGTAGAATTTTATCCCAGGGTAATAATCACTCCATGGAGCTGGATGAAGATACAATTGACGCTCATTGGACAAAAGATGGTAATGGAAATCCCAAGTTTTTTATTATCAATGAAGCAATTATTTCTAAACTTTGCACTCTTGGTGTAAATAATGAACCCTGTTTCGAGGGATCTCAAATCACTGCACCAATTATTCAATTCGCTTTTGAAGATGGTTTTAAAGAGCAGTTATTCTCTATGATGAACGAATTGAAAGAATATTTGAATAAGGAGGAGAAAAAAGTGTTTACTAGATATGCTGTTGAAATCGGTGACGCTTTATGGACCGCTCTTTATAGCCATGTAGAAGGTACTTACGGCATCGAGAGCGTTTGTGAGGATGGCGAGCAGAAGTTCGCAGTTCTGACTTCCGATGATAAGTATTACCGTTTAGACTTCTCCATCAACGAGGAAAATGTAGTTGAGTTTGCGGCCGAGGCTACCTTACTGGAAGAATATGCCCCAGAGGAAGAGCCCCAGTTCGACCCAGCTGCTGTCGCAGAGTATAAGGCCAAGAAGGATGAGGAAAAGAATCCTCCCAAGAAGGACGACGACGACGATGATGACAATGACGATGATGAGGAGAAATGCCCCAAGTGCGGCAAGCCTAAGGACGAGTGCACATGCGACGACGAAGGCGATGATGACGATGATGATGACAAGAAAAAGGGCAAGAAAGCAAAATACAATCTTGATGAAATTCAAGAATATGTAGAGCTAAGCGAAAAATATTCTGCTATGGAAACTGATTACAGTGCCGCACAGCAGAAGATTGCCGATCTGGAAGCCCAGGTCAGCGCTTTGACTGAATTCAAGAATAAGGTTGATCGTGCTGAAAAGCAGAAGATGATTGATAGCTTCTCTGTTCTTTCTGATGAAGAGAAGAAAGATGTTATCGACAACATTGACACTTATTCTGTTGATGAAATTGAAGCTAAGCTAGCAGTTATTTGTGTTCGCAACAAGGTCAGTTTCAGCCTTGATGATGATGATAAGGGCGAAAAGAAAGACCCAACCACTTTCAATTTAAATGGTGGCGTACCAGGTGACGAGACCGTACCTGCTTGGGTAAAAGTTCTTCGTTCTGTTGCGAGTGAAATGTAAAAAACTAATAAGGAGGAAATATAGAAATGCTTAGAGAAATTTTGAAAAAGCATATTAAGTCTCAGGCTAAGTATGTTGAAGTTGGCTATGGCCAGGTTGAGCCTAACCATCTGTCCGCACAGCGTACCGCCCAGATTTATGCTCAGTTACCTGCTGATCCCTCTATTGAGATTTTAGAGCAGGGACAGTTTGTTAAGTATGACTATGCAGCTGGCCTTGTAAACTTTACTGGTGCAGGCGAATGGATGTTGGTCTACAACGAAACCAAGCTGTATCGTGAGCATCAGTTAGATTGCGAGTTCGCAATGATTAAGGGCAACTATCAGGCCCGTGTTTACAGCCCTCTGGATGGCAATAAGTCCGCTGAGGAGATGTATGGTCCCACTCGTTTGCTGCAGGGACGCCGCGAGAAGTGGGATGGCGAGAAGTTCGTTGAGTTGGCAGAGGTAAAGGATCCTCAGGGTGACGGTTCTGTTGCTGACTATAGTGTAGCTTCTGAAGTATATGATTACTATGAGATGGGCGATATTAATAATCCCGATATTGAGGAAGATTATCGCAAGCGTTTGTTTATGAAGCTTCGTGCTGTTAAGCATCCTGAAGCTATGATGCCCGCAGGTACCACTATGGTTCCTCGTGTATTCAAGACCAATGTTGGTGACCACTACACTACTAACATGGTAAATGAAGATGTATTGGCTGTTAACGATCTGTTGACTCCTCAGCCTGGTGCAGAGGGCAAGGGTATCTTGGCTAAGGCCGGTGCCGATTCTGCTGATATGCAGTGGCAGGTTGTTAAGGTTTACACTATGCCTGACCATCAGCGCGGTGTAAAGATCTTGAGAATTAAGTAATTGAAAGGAGAGAAGAATAATGGCTTTAGATAAGAAAAACTTAGTACAGCTAGCAAAGACTGTAGCAAAAGCTGATCCTTCTGCTTCCGTTTCTTACAGCTTCAACGGAGAGAACTTCTCCTACGAGGCATTGAACGAGACTCTGCGTCGTGAGTTCAATGAGATTGCTGGCACTTATTCTCTGTATCGTGAGAACAAGAATCTGATCTTCGCAGTTATCGAAGAGACTTTAGACGAGGTTCTGCCTAAGAAGGTCGAGCAGGCTTATATGCAGTTCGCTGAGACCAAGCAGTTCGCTCAGGGCGACAAGCCCATCTTCCGTCGTAAGAGAGATGTACGTAGCCGCGCAAAGCAGTTCATCACTCGCGTTGGCTTGGCTGGTATTTACGAAGTCTTCAAGCTGGGTCCTGCTGAGGACGAGAGCTTCGAAGTTCGTACTAGCGCTATCGGTGGAGCCGCTCAGATCGGCTTCGAGGAGTTCCTGGATGGTCGTGTTGACTTCGCTGAAGTAACTGCTATCGTTATGGAAGGCATGGACGAGTTGATCTTCCGTGAGGTTGGTCATGCTCTGGCCGCTTCTGTAAATCAGTTGCCTCCTGCAAACATCGTTGTTGCTAACGACTTCGACGAGAAAGAGTTCGATCGTTTACTGGTTATCGCTTCCGCTTACGGTGAGCCCACTATCTACTGCACTTACGAGTTCGCAGTAAAGATGGTTCCTACCGAGGGTTGGAGATACACTGAGTCCATGAAGCAGCAGTTGTGGGATACTGGTCATCTGGCTA